CACGCCGCCGCAATGCAGCTATATCGTCAGTATCTTGTAGTCGGCGGTATGCCGGAGTGTGTGCTTCAATTTGCTGAAACAAAGGATTATATCCTTGTTCGTCATACACAGGATACGATACTTGCAAGCTATCTCAATGATATGAGCAAGTACAATAATTTGAATGAAATCAAGAAAACCAGACTTGCTTACGACAATATAACCGTTCAGCTCTCAAAGAAAAACACCCGTTTTCAATATAAGCTGATTAAGAAGGGCGGACGGGCTTCCGAATTTGAAAATGCAATTGAATGGCTCTGCCTGTCTGGTATCGTGTCACAGGTTTATAAGGTGGAGCAAATCAAGAAGCCACTTGAAAATTACCGTGACATTAATGCGTTCAAGATTTATGTATCCGACTTAGGGCTGCTCTGTGCTAAGAAGGATTTAGCCGCTAATGACATTCTCTATATGGTGGAGGAACTAAACGACTTCAAGGGTGGTATGGCGGAGAACTATGTCAATGTGCAACTCTCCATTAATGGTTACCGCACTTACTATTGGGAATCCGAGCGGGGAGCCGAAATTGATTTTATCATTCAACGTGACGGGCAGCTTATCCCTATTGAGGTTAAGTCTGCCGACAATACCAGAGCCAAGAGCTTAAAGGTCTATATGGACACTTACAAGCCTGCTTATGCTATCAAGCTTTCTGCTAAAAACTTCGGCTTTGAGGACAATAAAAAAATCGTTCCTCTTTATGCCGCATTTTGTATCTGAAATCAATATTGTAATGATAACGCCCACAGATTATGTGGGCGTTTTTTGTATCAGGCTTTAGCTTGTTGGTTTACGCTCCACTGTGGGTACCCCCACTATAATTAGCCGCTCGTCTGAGCGGCTTTATTTCTTTATTATTTCCTGCATTCTGCAGGAAGCTTATCTGACCATGGCAGAAGTTTCTCGCAGAAATCATTGTTCTTATCATCCATGTGTTCCGGGATTTCTGTAAGAAGATAATTAAAGTATTCATACAGTCTGAGCTTGTTTGCTTTTGCTGTTTCTACAAGGCTGTATATTATGGCACTGGATTTGACCCCATTTATTGTGTCACACATGACCCAGTTCTTTTTGACGATACAGAAACTTCTGATACTTTGTTCTGCGGCATTATTATCTATCGGGATCTCCCCGTCATCCAGAAATCTCCTGAGATATTTCTCCTGGTTAGGTGAATAGGTCATTCCATTGTGAGTCTTGCTCTTGGGCATGACCTTATCTATGTTTATACGGATCCAGTTGAAATACGCATCTACAAGTGGCTTGATAAACTTCTGCCGATGTTTTCGTCTCTCCGCCGGTGTCATATCCTGAAGCTTAGCCTCTTCATGATAGATCCGCTGTATCTGTGAGAGGGCAAGATAGGCCAGACTCATTTTCTGTTCGCTTTTCGGAAGTGCTTTAACTGCTTCATCATACCGTCTGCGGCTGTGTGCCCAACAGCCTGATATCTCAAGATCTTCCAGTTCTCCTTCCAGTGTATGATATACCTGATATCCATCTGTTACACATACTCCTCTGAAATCCTTGAGGAATTCCCTTGGGTGATCAGCCTTCCTTGTCTTTTGATAATCGTAAAGTATTACCTGCCTGTCCGTCTGATATTTTCCTGTCCTATATACCCACATATAACTTTTACTTCCTGCAGGTCTGCCATCTTTGTTTACCAGAAGAGGAGTCTCGTCTGCCTGTATCACATGACACCTATACAGATATTTGTGTAGATAATCAAACAGTATTGAAAGATATCTTTCTGCACAGAGTATTGTCCAGTTTGCCATGTTCTGTCTGGTGATCGGCACATTGTACTGCTGATAAAGCTTTTCAAGCCTTGCAAGCGGAGTGGCATTCACATACTTTCCTGTTATTATACCTGCTTCCAGTGACGGGGATACCAGACTGCCTCTGAACAGATACGCTGGATGTTTTGCCTTTTCCATATGTTCCGTCTTTTTCCCCGAGTATACAGCGACATGATGTTCCTCTAGTGCGATTTTTGCTGGAGTGAAACTGTATCTGTGGTATACTTCATCAGGCAGCTTCTTCCATTCTTCGTCAGGGTATAACATTCTAAGTTCATCTTCGCTGAGATCGTGATTGATTATCTCCTTTGGAAGTCCGGACA